TGAAGCATTGCTTCCTGTATTTTGTCAATAATTTCTTGTGTTAGTTTCATACTTCAATGTCGTACTCAATTTCAATAACTTTAGATTGTCTGCCAGTAGAGTCTGCTCTGGTCAGTTGTGTTAGATTACCCCTCAGTTGTTTAGTAATCTCTTTAAGTTCTTTTATTAGATCTTGTTCTAAATCTTCTAAAGGATCCCAGTGTCTATCTGCTTTCATTGATACCTATTATTCATTTCAATACGAGTCTTGATGTTGTTTAGTGAAGCAGTATCTACATCACCATCAGTGTGGAATATCTGATCAAAACCAGACTTCTCGATAATTTTTTCTCTAATAGATTGCTGTCTTTTTTCTTTTGCAATTCTTCTTAAAAAAGCAAAGTAAACTATTTGTGTAAAATAAGCAAACGGATTTTTAGATTTATTTGGATCGAAGTTATCTATATACTGGACACAGTTCTCTATCCCATCTGATACCATATCTTCTTTGTACATATAGTTTATGAAGTTGGGTCTGTAAGATAGATGCGTAGCAATTTTTAGAAAACAATCTCCTACGTACTCAGGAATCCTTGGTTTAGGTTTGTCTTGAGATGCAGCACGTTTAATTCTTTCTTTATGATTAATTAGTGCTTCTAAAAATTTTTTATTGTCAACGTAATGCTGACTTTTTTGTTTCCTTCTTGGCATCGAGATCGCCATTAATAACTAAGTTTCCTATACACTATAGTACATTATTTGTTAGGAAACGTCAATAGGGGTTGACAACAGTTGTAATTATCTGTACAATTAACACTGTAAGGGTTCAAGGGATGGTTATAACTACTCTAAAGGTTTATTAAATAGATCTTCAAATTTCTTTCTGTTCTCGTCAACAGTTCCTAAGAATCCTTGATTAGGGTTAGGGTCAACTTCATTCCTTTCTCTTATATCTGCTAGGGATTCGTGTCTGAATTCTTGACGTACAAACATTTTATACATCATCGTCGCCTCCGTCGATTGCGGGGCGAGGGATATTATTTGATTATCAGGAACTATATAAAACTCCTCATCAGAAAAATACATCCATCTTTTTAATCCAACCATCTCAGTTCTTTTACCATCCCCAATATTAACTGAACCGTGATGTACTTTTGCAGGGTCAACTATAAAAACAACATCAGTTCCATCGGTATCTTTTACAACAGTAAACTTACCAATAACCTCATCTCCATTAGTGAGTTTGGCAACTCCTAAAAATTCTTCTTCGTGTTTGACGTAATTGAGTGACATTGTTCTACTTCCTTAGATTGATTTCTGTAATTGAGTAGTCAAATTTTTCTTCGTTATATGTTTTGATTCTAAAAACCATATGGTTTAAAGTCATATTACGATTATGTTCATTACTAATATCATCAGCAAAGTCATAAAGGTAGGCACGTGCTTTGGAATCGTGTTTCCTAAGTGTTCTTCCTATAGATTGAAGGTTCCTAATTCTAGACTTGGATGGTGAAGCAAAGATTACATTATGTAGGTTCTTAATATTAATACCCGTACTGAATGTACCGTACGATGCAAGAATGATAGCATTGCTAGTCACCTCACATATCTCTCTCACCATTTCCCGATCAGAAGTATCAGTTCCTCCGTGGATATAAAAGAGTTTTTTATTTCCCTTTTTACTATTTATCATATCTCTGAGAACATCTCCGTGTCTTTCAATGTAATTGAATAGCACTAGAGTATTACCAGTTAGGTCTGACGCTAAGTTTACTATAATTTTATTTCTTTTTGGATGTGTAATTATATACTCTATCTCTTCCTGATAGTTTTCAAACTCAATATATTCGTGCTTACATACCAATACATTTATTTTTAAATCTGATAAGTATCCTTTCTTCTGCAACTCATCAGTTCTAATTACTTTTTCTACTGGACCAAATAATCCTTCTAGTTGTAATTGATGGCATTGCATACCATCGAGAGTACCTGTTAGACCAATACGATACTTACAAGCGTGCATCTTGGTCAATAATTTTGTTAGAGACTTTGCTTTGTAAAGGTGTGCCTCATCCCCGATAACAACATCAAACCTATTAAAGAAATTGCGAGGTTCCTTGTAGATAGACTGCCACGTAGAAATGACAACAGGAGATTCTCTATAACGTTCTTTCCCTGCATAGATTTTGTTAACGTGTTCTCTTGCATTCCATCCATAATCTTGAAAGTCCTTAAATAATTGTTCTACTAATGATGTAGTTGGTACGATAATAAGTATTTGCCTATCGTGAAGCAAGTGCCATCTAATTAATGTATAGATGATTAACGATTTCCCAGATCCAGTTGGTGATAGTAAAAGTCTTCTGTTATACTTAATGCTGCAATAAAGTCCTCTAAGTTGGTATCCTCGGATCTTGAAAGGCAGATTGAGACCTCTAACAAAGGAAGCAACAGACTCAGGGGTGACAAATTCTTCCGACTCATTTGGTTCTCCGTATTGTTTGTTTGACTGTACACTATAATTATAACCTTTTTTGTTTAACCATTCAATTAGGTAATCATATAATCCTACATACAACTCTCCATTTCCAGGTGAATATAATCTAATTTTTCCGTCCCAGTATTTGTACCTTCTTTGCTTCTGTAAAAACTTTGCATTAGGTACTTCAAAGGTAAAATAATCTGATAATTCTTGATGGATGTGAGGATCAGCATCAACTCGCAAGAAGACTTCATTCTTCTTTGTAATGAGGGTCATTAGAAACCTGCTTCAAAACGTCTATGTTCAAGGGCATTTTTAATATGATAGGTTCTATTGTTAATTTGTTTTAACACCCCTTCCAAATAATTTATAACAGTTTCAAAGTATGCTATTTTTAATTGTTGAGTCTGTATGTCCTCGTCTGCTTCCATAAAAGTATTCAGATCATTTTTCAATACTTTTAAATCAAAAGGATTTTCTTTATATACTTCCGCATCTGCTTTACCAGTATAAAAAAGATACTTGTCTCTTCTCAAGATACTAAGTTTTTTCTTATTATCTTCTAGTATTAAAGAATACTTTGACCAGAAGTCTTGATACTTTGCGTGTAAAGATGGTATCTTTAATGACTCTGCGTCTAATTTGTCTTCATCAAAAATACAGTCTCCTGCCCAAGACTGTTTAATCATTTCAAGTGGGTCCATATTTTATTTTAATGTTGTCAAGCGTTGTCCAGATAGTGATTGGATTTCATATTGTAGATAGTTAAATTCTACCACAGAATTAAAGTATTCGGTGTCAGATAATGCAGCGTCAAACTCTAGTGTGTTCAATGCTATTGGGAACATATCTTTAAATACTATATTAAAGTTTGGTTGAAAATTACTATTCAATACAGTGAGAGTTCCGTCAGCAAATTCTTTATCACCAATACCTTGTGCAAAGTTATTTGTTTGTGAGTCAATAAGTTCTTGTCTCTCCTTAAATTTCTCAGGAACACCAAGTCCTCTCATCCAGTTATGGATAATCAGATAGTTCTCAAGATCTTCATCTACTAAAAATCTTAATGATAGTGTTTGATATGACAATACACCTTCAAATGGAATAGGTCTGAATGGTGTTGGTTGAGTTAGTTCACCGACTGATATAGCGGGTATGTTTGCTGATTGACAAAAGTATGCAATCTTAGGATACTTCGCTAAGGTAAATCGGAAACCACCTGGACTGAGGAAATTCCTGTTGCTTATTTGCGTTGGAAAAGACATTTACGATATTAGTTGTTTCCGTAATTTTATTTATACTACTCCCAGTATTCGTCTAGAACATCAAGAACGTTATTTAATATCATCTGTGCAGCAGCACGTTCGTTTTCATTCCAATGAGGGTACCACTGGTGCTGATGTAAACCATCTTTCATTCTCATTACTTTTGCAAGCATTTGAACTTTGTTCAATCGTCCGTTCATAGAAATGTTCAACCTCCCATTATTTAACATAAAAAAAGACCCCCGAAGGGGTCTTTGTAAAGTATATAAGCGATTGCTTACATTAGGTTATCAACAAGAACTCTTCTGTAATAACGGTTAGCGTTAGCAGTAAGTGCTCCCTCTCCTTGAGTTGTACCTTCCGCGAATGGGTTTGCAACAAGACCGTATCTTGTCTTAAATCCGATTTTTGGTTGGAATGTGTCCTGACCAACTGCTCTTACCATTTGTAGAGGAACATATGGACAGTAGAATAATCCTGCATCATATGCAGAAGATCCTTTGTATCCTGCAACATAGAAGTGTCTGTCACTTACGTTTGCTGAATATGGGTCAACATAAACCTTGATTCTTCCGTTTAATGTTCCTGCAAGTGTTGAGGAGTTATCATCTGGAAGTAGGTTGCTGTTACCTTGTAGAGCAGGAGTGTAATCAAGTACACCTGCCATTGAGAGTGCTGAAGCAACGTCAGCAGAACATATAATTATGTTCCCTTTTCCGCGACGAGTTTCGTGCCCGATTGCGTTCATATCTCTCTCGATCTGGAATAGAAGTCCTTTGAACTTCTCAACAGACCATCTACCATTGGAGTCTACGTCTAAGTCGAAGATACCTGCGGTAGCAGTGTTGTTCTGAGCACCAGGTCTTGCAATCTTGTAAACAGTTCTAACAACTTCCCTGTTGATTTCAGCAAGGACTTCAGTTGATAGGATGTTTGCCAATTCAGACTCAGCGTCTAAACCGTGAACTGCTTTAAGATCCTGTGCTAGTTCTAAACTGTACTCTGCCTTGAGTGCTCTGGACTTAGCAGTCACAGTAACTTTCTCAATACTGAAGTTCATTTCAGCGAAGGCATTAGAACCAGTACCTAGAGTCTCAGACTCATCGGTTCTCATTCCTGTACCGTTTGTAAATGTACCAGAGTCGTTAAGTAGACCTGGGTTTGATCCTGCCTGAGCAGAACCTGCTGAACCGAATCCGCTAGTACCCGCAGCGTCAGTTCCAGAGAACTGTGAATCTGCTTCATTAAAGAATGCTTCAGTACCAGATGCACGGTTGGTTCCGTATCTAGATCTCATCGCAAAGATGAGTCCAGTTGGACCAGTCATAGGTTGTACACCCGCAATGTCATAAGCGATTAACTTAGGCATTGATCTTCTAATCAATGAGATTAGAACTGGGTCGAAACCTGCAACAGGACCAGTTGCTGTAGCAGTAGCACTAAAACCTGCTGCTGAACTTGAAGATCCAGTAGAGTTTGTAGGTGCTGCTTCAGTTAAAATTCCTGCTTCTTCGCGTAGGAATTTTTCTTGGTTTTCTAACAGGACAGCGGTAACTGCTTTTCTGTATGTATCCTTGATACCATCAAGTCCATCACAGTCAAGAACAGGGTTCCACTTTTCCTGCAACTGTTCAGAATTAAACATTTGCGTATTTCCCCTCCAGGAAAAGTATTTTTGAAAAATTGTTTAGGGTATTTTTATCACTTAGTCCAACGACGTAAAGCATCCACGTAACGTGACATACTTTCAGTCATATCTGTATCCACAACAGGTTGTACGTCTTCAGCAATAGTTTCTGTTGCAGGAGCAGCAGGTTTGCTAGGATAATAACTCTCCTTAAGAGTTGCTACCTTATTGCGGAATGACTCTTCATCTTCAAACTCAACACCCTCAGCAAGTTGGGATAACTTCTCCTTTTCGGTAGATGCTAAACCTTCTGCTATTTCGTTCACTATCCCATTCTTAACAAAGGCACTTACCTTTTTAGTAAGTTCAACATTAGCTTCAATTTGCTCGTTGAGTTTTGTTTCCATATTATCTAATTCAGCAGTCATTGCATCAACAACGTCTGCTTTCTCGTCAGGAACCTCAATGTGGTTCTCAACGAAAACTTGTTTAAGACCAGAAACTACACTCTCAGCGATCTCTGCCTTGAGACCATTTTCGACTTCGAGTTGGTTAGTGTCTAACCATTGCTGAGTTGCGTATGTAAGATACTCATCAACTTTCTCAGCAAGTTCTGTCTTAATTTTTTCTACTTCCTCTGAAAGAGTGGAAGCGTACTCTTCGTGGATCTTACCCACTTCCTCATTCAAACGAGAAACAACTGCTGCTTCAAAAATAGTAGTTGCTTTTTCTTTGAATTCTTCGGAAAGGTCCTCACCCTCTGTGAGTGCTGCTACATCAGCGGATAAGTCAACCTCAATAAGGTTGTCGCCTTCTGCATTTTCTGCTTCAACAGACTCGTGCTTCTGAGGACTAGCATCAGAAGGTTTTGTTTTTGGAGCAGTCGCTGTTGGACCACCACCAGTTTTGAGTTTGTTTGACTCATCATCAGGTTTAGAGTTCGTTGGAGTAGGACCTCCAAGATCTTGAACTGCACCTAAAGAAGACTGATCAGATACAGCACCGTCAAATTTTGCTTCGGTGACTTCCTGCTTATCTTCGGGTGTCATAACTTGTTCATCTGCGGACATTAGTTGTCTCCTTGTTAAATGTAATACAGTTTTTCTAACAATTATTTATAATTATAAAGTTCCTAGGAACTGTGAAAACGCGGAAAGTTTTCTTTCTTCTAGGACTCTACTACTAGGGGCATTGTCTAACCCACGTTTAATATGTGCAAGTTCTGACTCTTTTATAAGTCCGTTTGCCCATACCCACTCCTTTCCTTCCATAATACCATTAACAAAAGCATCAGGTGCGGAAGGATCAGCAACAATATCTGCTGCTGTAGCGAGCATATAGTCATCAGCGACAACTTTACACCCATTAGTTTCTTTTAATGATCCAATACCACGTGAAGAAACTCCAAGTTTTACTCCTTCATCAAGCAAGTTCTTAGCAATGTTACCCATTGGTGTTTCGAGAATACGAGCACGACCTCTGAAGTTATTGCCTTCTTGAACTAAAGAAGTAATTAAATGAGATGCACGATCTAAATTTACGGTAGGACCTTCTGGATGACCTAACTCACCAAGAGCACGACCGCTTTTTACAAATGACTCATTATATTTAGACACTTCTCTCTCAAGAGTTGCTAACGGATACATTCTTCCGTTGCGGTTTTTAATCTCTCCTTGTAGAAAAGTACCCTCTATATAGAGTTTTTTCTTACCGTTTTTCTCTTCAGTTAAGACTTTTACGTCTTCAACCTTCTCCGTTATCAGTTTCATTAGGTGTTTCCTCTGTTTCTTCTGGTTCTGTCAGAAAGTTTTTTGCAATTTCAATTTTTTGCTGTTCGATAGCAGCAGCGGTCATTGTATTCATCGCATCGTCAACCTCTGAACTGACATCTTTTGATCCAGAAAAGAGTTTGTTGACTATTTCCATAGCTCCAATGCTAGGCATAATTAATTCCTCAATTAATACTATTTAGAATTCTCCGCGTTTATAATCAGCGGGAGTGACTGATTCGGGTCCAGATGATGTAATATCCTCGGACTCTTCCTCTGGTGGAGCATCCATTGGTGCACCTTCTAAAGGTTCTCCTGTCATAGGATCAACAGCAGCGGGGTCTGGTAACTTACCACTACTAATTTCTCCTTCCATTTGCTTGTCAATCTCCTTAATCTCAGCGTCTGACTGACGTAAGACCTTACGACGTATATAGTCAAGAGAGAAGTAACGACCCGCAAAAGGATCCATTGTAGTAACAAGATTCATTCTTTCATTCAGAATTTCTTGATCTTTTAATTCACTGAAGTAGTTATCAGCAATAAAATCATACTGAATGTGCTCAGACATATCATCCCATTCTTCAATAGAGATGATACCTTTTAAAACTAATTGTGT